GCCCCATTTGACCACTTCTCTTATCAATGAATGGCTATCGTCTGAGGTGACAGTTAGCATTTCCTCATCACCGTTAGCAGAGCATCTAACATAATCACAGCCGCCATCAAGCATGTACTCTTTTCCGTTAGCATCTGTATGCGTAACATAGTCGTGACGCTGGAGTGACTCAAGTATTGTTCCATCAGGTGTCCGCATTCTACTGCTTAATATAACACTCATAACTTCCCCCTTTAACTTTTCTTTTATGGTGCCGACACTGATGTCGGTAGCATCCGCTTCTCTTCTTATGGTTTACCAATTAGTTAGTTTAGGTACTACTAAGCCGTATATTCGGCATTTTTTAAACTAAAATAGCTAAATAATAGTTAACTCCAAAAATTTATTTATGTTTCCCGTTTTTAGTTCTAGCAAATGAACGGTTCTTAGACTTAGGTTTAACCGCTAGATTACTTTTACTATTAGAGCCGCCTTTTGACAGCGGCTTCTTGTGGTCGACATCATTGCCATCACCCTTCTTGATTTTGCCAGCATCGCGCATCGCCTTGTTAGCAGCGTTGCGCTTAGCTCGGTTCTTCTTTTGCTCAGCAGTGCCTTGGTACTTGTCGTACTCAGCCCTGTAGTCTCTAGGTTTCTTAGCCATTGGAAGCATCCTGTAAGCCGTTAAGCAGTGCCAACGACACTGAACTTTGTTTCTTAAAGTCCGCCCCAGACAAAGAGTCAATGAACCTAGGGTGGTTTAGGTTAACAAGTATACACCACGCCTGACCGGGGTTTCTACCTCTGCAATTCTTGAACATAGTTACTCTAGCGTTGGAGTCTACCAAGGCACCCATGTTTTGCAGCTCACGTAGTACGCGGTCTTCTGCGTCGTTATTCTCCTTGACGAACTTCTTAAACACAGCCCTGTTAATAGCCAAAGTAGAGCCGGGCATAATCGGGTTGTTCGCATCGTACACATACTGCGTTCGCATAACGGCTTTGAGAGGGGCAGGCTCTCTAACCGTAGGCTTTCCGCCTTTGCCATAAGGCTGAGTGACTTCGATGATCTGGTCGTTGTACTGCTGCATAAACTGACCAATAACATCAATGGCGTCTACCTTGGCATCCACAGTATCTTTGCGGAGCTTCGTAACAGTCTCCAACATAAACTCTATCGTGTCCTTAACGTCGAACGGGAACAGGCCTAGCTTGCTACCTATCTTACCCATCGTCCAAGCAGACTTGATCATCGACTCGTAGAACCTTTCCTGCGGGGCGAAGTCAAAGCCAAACGTCTTGTGGAAGTCCGCGTGCCCTTTAGCAGCGACTTCTTTGGCACCGCCCAAGTGGACTACTGCCTGCACTAACTCAGGGAAAGCCCAACCGTGGTTCTCTAGCAGTAGGTCTGCGTAGTTACTCGCCACCTTGCCGCCACTGTCGTCACGTAGAGATACAAATGTTCTATCGTTCTGTGGAACCTCAAACGCTCGGACTCGCAATGGCTCGGACTCTTGCTTAACCTGATCGAACTTGCTCATTAGAGAAGTGTTAGTAGTCATAAACGTAGGGCCATCCCACACAGCAGGGTGACGAATATCGCGACCGGGAGTCATGGTGGTCTTCTCTTGCCCTTCACTGAATGAGTAAGCCATCTGTGCTACTTGATGTTCGTCGGCCATGGTGATCTCATCAATCGCCATAGGCAAGTTGTTCAGCGTGCCGCGCATACCATAGATAGCGTTTGTAGTGTCGTTCCTACCTTGTATAAGGCTGCGAGGGTTACCAAACATGCTGTTAACAGTAAGCAGCGACAGCGTTTTACCAGTTGTCGTGTCCGTTGAGTAGACAGAAACAATGCTACTGCCCATACCCATTTGTTTGGCGATGATACCCGTAGTAGATATAAGCGCGCACGTCCTAATCACCTGCGTACCGGCTAGGTTCAACATATCCATAGCCTCGACAAATTTCTCGCGGGTGCCTTGGACTACGATGCGTTCCTTGTATCTCTCAGCGTTGCCAACAATACGACGTGATGTTGCGTTGTTCGGCGGGTTAATAATTTGCTGTCCGCATATAAACGAGCCGTCTTTCTGCCAGCCGAATGACTTATAGTCATAGCCGGTAGCTACTTGGCTCTGAACCATTTGCAAGTAGTCCATAAGATACCCTCTAACTTTTTCTTGTTGGTTGAGCGACTTCAAACCAAATATCTGATTGTCTAGTAGGAACCCAGAGAACTCTTTGCCAGCGCTTGATAGCACTGCTGCTAAGTGGTCGTTCTGCTCCCAGCCTATAAGTGGCTTTTTAATTGCCAAAGTAAACGACGTCTGCCGGTCTTCAGGACTAAAGTATATTGATTCAATATACATCGGGTAAGTGCTCGTAAGCTCCCAATCTTTAGTCTCGTTTCCATCTTCGTCTTTAACTACGATCTCATGGTAGATTTGATCTCTACGCATTACGTAGCCTTCAGGCATTGGAATCTCTACTTCTTGCTCTTCACCTGATTCGTCTTGTACTACAACAACCTGTACGTCAGTGCTGCTAAGCTGCGCTGGAGAAGTCTTCTTGCCTTGGTATGGGCAAGCCTCACAACCCTTGGGGCAGTGCAGTGCGAACGTAGCGCAAGTAGTCGGGCCAGTAGCATTCCAGCCCTCCAGCTTTTCCATATTCTTTTCTAGATCAAACTCTGGGTGTTGGCCAGCGATACGTATGATAGTTTGCTCTGGGTCAGGCGTGAACTTAGCCAGCCCAAGTGAAGCACGCCACAGCGGCTCTTCTACTGGGTCGCCCGCTGCGTTGGTAACTCCGCCGCTCTCTACGATAGCCCTGACCTGTTGACAGTGTTCCGCTATGGAATCTATGTCCAAGTCGTTGCCTTCGTTGAGCACCGCGTCTAGCATGGCGCTACGCTTACGCTGGGGCCGGTCAGGGCGTTGTGGAGTTGTATCCATCCACTCAGTTAGCTTACCTGCCAATAGCAACACATCATGTTCTATTCCGTCGTCAAGCAACACCTTAACTTCTTTCCAGTCTGAAGTTTTCTTGTGGAACGTGCCAACTGGGCGCAGAACCATAGACGGATCGTGTATCTTAGAGTTATCAATCTCCAAGCCTTTGGAAGCTAGTGCGGCACTCAGTGCCTTAGACACCTGTATCCACTGCTGCTTAGATATGCACTTGTCCAGCACCCAATAAACATGGGCACCGATACCAGATGACACGATCAACGGCTTCGGCAACTTTAATTCTTTGACTACTTCCGCCAGCTTAATGAGTCCATCACGCTGCGTCTTGTATGGCTTGTCGCCACCACAGTCTAGGTCAAAGCATAAGCTCTTAAAGAAAGTAGCTTTATCTTGGGTACGGCGAATCTTTTGTTTGCCTTCATCCGTAGTAACTATGTTGTCAGCGAATGCGCCAACACTGTAATAAATTGTAGCCTCTGGGTTCTTATCCCAAAGCGCCATGTTAGCAGCGGCATCGTCCAGCTCCGCGTAAGTAAATACTTCTCTGTTCCAAAAAATGTTTTTATTATTATTATATTGGGTTACTACAATCGCATCCCGATCTGGGCATACCCTCTTTAAAAAATCTATTGTATTCACACTCTATCCTCAGACAAAAATGAGCCGATTAGATTCGCTAATCGGCTCATACTTAGGGTTATCAGTCGAACAAGCTGTCTAACTTCATCTCAAGCTCTTCAGACTGCTTAACTGGCGCTACTGCTGGCTGCTCTGCTGGCTTACTGGCTGGCGCTGGCTCATCGTACGCCGACGCTTCATCGTCCTGAATAGACACCTTCGGTGCTGCTACTTGGGCGTGCGCTGGCGGCGCGGTCAATGCTGGCCCAGCGCTCTTCGGGGCCATAGTCCTGATAGCAATCTTAGTGTCGTCAGACAGTAACAAGGTATCTACTAGGGGAAGAGCTTTTTCTGGAACATAGCCGTTTTGCTTGAACAGAAGCCTAGGATAACTCGCCTGCTCGTCAAAGCCAAGCTGTGTGATCGCTTCCTCTGGGCCGATGTTATAATTAGCTAGCTCTGTGAAGTACTCACGTAGTGCGCGCATTGCACTAACTGGCACAGTTAAACTATAGACTTTCTGCGGGTCTGCGGCGGGCACGACAGCTAAATGGCGCTGGTCAGCACACATCTTAGACTTAGCACCTGAAGGCAGGATCTTAGAGCCTAGTACGTTGTTTGGGCAGTTGGCGCAGCTATCGTTGGCTGGGCTTTCTACTGTTTGGTCAGGGCGCAGGCCGTCGTTAGAGAAACAAGCTGGGCGTTTGTCTTCCGCTGCTGGGTCAAATGCCTTGGAGTAGAATACTTTACTTACTCTAGGGTTAACGCCAACAATAATAGCGTCTAACTTATCGCCTACTACTGTTTCTACGCCGCCTTCCACTAACCTAAACTTTCCAGCACGGATGCTGATACGTGGCACACTGGGTGCTGCGGTAGTTACGATAGAGTCAGCAAGTGATGACTTAACTCCGGTCTTGTTACGTTCCGCGATACGCGCGGCGATGTGGGCTGGTACTTGTACGTTGTTCATAATACTAATCCTTATTGGTTTTTTCTAAAGTTGAATACACTCACTGAACTAAAATTAACTCCCGGCGGTGGTTCGCCAGCAGCCTCTATGTAACTCCTAACAGCAGTCTTAGAAGCGCGCGACTCTAGTAAGTCCCACGCGTCGTTGTCTCTGCAAAAGTTAAATAAGTCTTCTCTTGATGCTACAGTAGCTGAGTGGTGTGTTGACCAATAAGCTGTACCCGCATCTGTCTTAATAGATGAAAGACCATCTTCTTGTGACTTAACAGTAAACCAGTTTTCTAATGTTATCATCTTTTCTTTGATGCTGGCTTTGCGCTGTTTATACTCTTTGTCTAGCGCGTCGAGTTCTTTCCTGACCTTTAGGTATCGGTCAGCTGCCGTTTCGTAGTTCATACATTTCTCCAAGTAATTTAGTCACTACTATTAATACCACGCACTAAGTCTAAGAACTCAGCTAACGTGTTTTGCTTTGCTCGGAGTCTTCTGTAAAGCTCCGCTTCAAAGTTCGTTGCGTAGAGATGCCATACAGAAGTTCTTCCTTCCGTATTCAGTCTACGTATTCTTGCATTGGCCTGCTCGTACTGCTCAAGTGAGTAGATCGGAGCGTACCAAATAATATCCTTAGCCGCAGTTAGCGTCAAACCGTGCGCCGCAACCTTGGGGTGGGCTAAAAGTATCTTAGGCTCATCAGTGTG